TCGGTATTGGCTCACAACGGGCCGTAGACCTTCGGTGTGTTTGAAGTAGTCGAGGAGGAAGAGAGCGGTGTCCCGATTGCAATTGGTTTCATCGGTCGATCCGCGTTCCTGCACCCAGCTGGCTAGCGACCAAACGTTGGCCGCCGAAGAATTCCGATAATTCTTCAGGGCCAGGTCGAAGCGAGCCACAGGTAAGACGGCGGCGCTGAAATCCCCACCTCTCGCGATGGTGACGAGATGGTTTTCAGGGCCGCGGACGTCGAAATGCACGTGGTACACTCCAGGGTCCGTCTTGCTCTTCACCACGGGACGGAAGCGTTTGAGTTCGCTGTAGTCCAGGAAGAGTGGTACGAACCAACTCCAGATGCCTGACCAAGTGTTCGTTGGCACGAGGCTCACGATGGCTTTGTGAGCCGAGACGTGGCGCGTGTCGACCATGAACACTGTCCGTGACACAGGGATTTTCAGTCCCATCCGTTTCAGAAACGGGTCGTGGGCAGTGGCCACAATCGCGTCCGCGTTGTAGTCCCAGAGTTCGTGCTTGTATTCTTGGCCACCAGAGACTTGTACATAAATCTCGTTGGTGTCAAGGAACCGAAAAGAAGCGTTGTCTTCAGTCCCCGCGGCAAGCGTTGGAATTGTCGTGAATACGAAAGTAGGCTTACGTGTCTCGGCCAAGAAATCAGGCCAGTAATCCATGTGATGTTCCGTGTCCACAACCAGTAGTGCGTGGTCTTCCTCGAGTTTGTCCCGTCGGGATAGTATGTCCGTGTCTTTCGCCCAGAAATGTACTCTTATTCCCTCTACCGCATCTCGCAGGTCACGTTTGCTAAGTTGCACTCCATATGGCCGGAGAGCTAGCAATGTCATGACCGCTTTGGCCAGGCGGTAAGATTTGTTTCGAGCCCCCGCTGCCTCCGAGTGGGTATGTCCAGGGGCGGGGCGGGTTTCGGGCAGTGGTTGAGACTGGAACACTTTTCTGATAGTCCAATGGGGAACGCTGTAGGTTGTGGCGCGCCTTTCGAACCATTGTTTCAGGCAAGGTGGTAGTCCCGTCCGGGTGAGGTCAACCAGTGTGTTCGATTGAGTCTGGCGTGTCCGCCGCCAGAATTTCAATACGATGCCGATCACTACGACAAGCTTGGCTGTTTTGACCCGAGGATCAAGTAACCGCCAACGTCGAATTACGTAGACTAACAGGCTTCTGATACAGGTCTTCAGACTGAACATGATAGAATTAACTAACACGTTCACAGACTT